TTGGGCTGCGATCACTGATTACAGCGCCGTCTACTAAACTTCCACCCATGGATCCAATTGTATCAACTTTTCTTTGATTCCATGTGCTTGTGTTTCCTGTAAGTTCAAAACTTAATTTTTCAACTTCTGCATCAGTATACGGGAATATTGTAGTATCACCAAAATATAAAGTAGCATTAGTACCAAAACCTACAGTTGATGTATTCAATCCAATCAAATAAGTACCAGTAGATGCAGTATACACCGCAGTAACCTGTGGACTGATTATAACATCCGATCCATTTAAACCGGTAAGTGCAAATAAGCCCCCACCGGCATACACAGGAGGAGCATATTGTGGTCCTTTTTCGATAATTGTTGTTATGATATTAAAATTTCGTTTAATTGCTTCTTGAGGACCGTATTCGTATCCATAATCAAAGAACAAATTAATTACTTGAGTAGCATCTGTATTAGTTTGAGGTGTAATTACTTCGTTGGCTGTGGTCATAGTGCTTAAGAAAGACACATAATTAATAGCCAATGTAGTTGTAGTAACTTGTCCCGAAACATAATTATAACCAGCACTCCAATATGCAAGACCGGCTTCAACGCTCTTTTGATTTCCGCCTAATAATATATCTTGGCTTACTGCATCAATTAACAACCCGATATCTCTGTAGCATTTTGCTTCATCATAATTGAATGCAGTTGGATTATATGTTTGATCAATATAAGCAATAACTTCTTCAACTAAAAATTCTTTATTAGCATAAAGATTGTCAAACGCTTCTAATACATTTGTCACTGTACTAGCAGTAAATGCAATTGATTGAGGAGGTAATGCTACTGCCGATGTTCCAGTTATAATTCCGTTAATTACATTAATTGCAGAATTTAATATTGCAGATTCAGAAACTGTAGCAGTTACTTGAGTAAACACCTGCTTTACTTTGTTTTGTTTTGGTGTTACAGGAATATTTTGAATTACTTGATTACTTAACAGAGATAGATATTCAAATGCTTCTATAGTTTGTGATTGCTGTGCTTCAACAGATGATGTTGTTACACTAAATCCATAATAATAAAGTCCATTTTGAATACTTTGTCTATTACCACCGTGTAATAAATCAAAAGCAACTGCATCAATAATATATCCAACGTCTCGCTGGCAAGTTGCTGTGTTATAGACAAAGCCTGTTCCTGAAGTTACATAATCTACGTATGCAGTAACTTCATTGGCCATGTAATCAATGTTTGATCTTAAATTATTTGTAGCATTTTGTACTGATAAGAAATTACTAGGTTTACCATTTGATTCTATTATATCAGTCCAACCTGTAGTTTTACCATTTAAAATTTCTAAAATTTCATCAAATCTACTATTAATAATAGATACTTCATTAAGTGTTGCTGCTTGATATGTAGTTGTTACCTGAGGAACAAGTGTTTGATATCTAGGAATTAGATCATCTGCAGGTGTAATATTTAAAATAATTTTTCCTGCTAATTCTTTCAAGTAAGAAATAGCCAGCGTAGTTGTATTGATTTCATCTACAATCGTTGGTGTTAAATCTTGTTGCTTCCAATATTGCAATCCAGCAAATGTTGATTGACTCCAATTTGCAGTTGGATACAGCATATCAAACGCTATAGAATCAATAATTAATCCAGTGTCTCTGCGGCATTTTATTTCACTATAAGGGAAACTTGCACCAATTAAGTTATTATTAATATAATTGATAGTTTCTTCTTGCATGAACTTTCTGTTAGCCTGCATTAATATTTCTGCGCTAACAAATGCAGAATCAGGTCCAGTACTTTGATATAAATCTGGTTTTGCATCAGGCCCGTCATTAATAATATCTGTTATAATAGTAAACAAATTATCTATTGACTGACTTGCTATTTCTCCACCAGTTAAAACCCAGTTAATGACTTGAGAATAATCGTTACTGCCTATAACTGTTGCAGTAGAATTAACAATTATTTGTTGTGTTAAAGTGCCAAGATAATTAATTGCAGCAGTAGTTTGTGCTTCTTGACCTGCGATTAAACTTACAACTCCATTGTAATATGCCAAGCCACTTTCAACTGATTTTTGGTTTCCACCGAACGCTGCATCATACGCAACATTTTCAACTAATATTCCAACATCTCTTCTGCACTTTTCTTGGCTATAAGTAAATGATGTATTCGTTGCAGTATTCCACCAAATACTTGATGTATTTCCTATATTGGTGGTAATTTGATCAGAGATCCAATTAATAACTTGTTCTTGCAAGAAAGGTTTATTTGCTAGCATTAAAGTTCTAGCATTGAAGAATCCAGGATTTTGCTGTCCTGAATTTATACTCATTCCAGCAGTAATAGTTCCTGTAGTAACTGTAACTAATAAAGTTGTGGTGTTCTTAACCCAAGTACCAGTGCCAACTGCTTCAGGAATTTGAACTGTTTGATTTGGTTGATATAATGTTCCATCTTTCAACCAAGGTCCGCTCTGATTTGTACAGTTTTGTACATAAGGAGAATGGAATAAATCAATTCGTTTATCACCTTCTAATGGAGGAAACGCTGTCGCATAGGCTCCTCTATTAAATCCAGGAGCATATGGGCCTTCTAATAATCCACTTCGACCATTTAAAAATGTCATGTAGTTTAGATAACATCCACTATCTACATGGAATAAATCTTGTGTTTTATTAATTGGTTCAATAAATGTAGTTCTAATGTCAGAACCACGAATACTTGTATAAGGTTTTAATCTTAATGGATTATCTTCAAGATAACGCCCGGCGCTGACTAAAATCTGTGTACCTGGTTGATAATACGGACTGTTTAATGCACCTCCAATTGTACGACATGCTCGGCTAGAATCTTGCGCACGACCGTCATTGGTATCATTTCCGTCAACAGTGACATACAATGTATTTGTAACTACTGGTGCAGTACCAACTGGATTAGTACCACGAACTCTAATATCACCAATAATCTCAGTTAAAGGATCTTTTGGTATAATTTGTATACTACCTGTCGTGGATCTAATAATTTTAGTGTATAAATTTTCAATGAATCCGTCTGTCCACTGCCTATTTTCTTGACCAATTGTACCAGTAGAATCTACTTGAGGTAATACATTTGTCGCTGTTACATTTCCGCCAACATAAGCATCTTGAGCAACATTAATATTTTCTCCGACAAATACATTTTTTTGTATTCCAGCTCCGCCAACAACTTGCAAAGCACCTGTTAAAGTACTAGTCGCTTGATCTGTTTCAGCAACGATTATTCTATCTGTAGTAATTCTTCCTAAGAAAGGATTATAATTTAATCCGTCTTCAGTTCCTATTTCATCAATAAAAACTGCACTTTGATTTGAAGGATCTTCGTTAATGAAAATTAATTTTAGTTCTTGATCTATATTTGTTGCAGTATAATCAACGAAAGTTGTTGTGTTTGCAGTTTCGATTCTACCATAAATGTATCCGCCGACGTTTAAATCTTTTTCAATACCAACACCGCCAGCAATATATAATGCACCTTGTTCTCGTTGTTCTTTTGTACCGTAAACATCATTTGGATCGTATGGTCGTCCTTGTGGTGAAGGTAAGTACGGATTCCAAACGTTTTCTGTATTAGTAATTGTGTTTCTGTAAGTAGTACCTGTTCCTAAAGTCAAAAAACTTCCTACATATAACCTATTCCAATAATTTTCTTGGGAGCCAATATCGTAAGTTTCTTCTTCTTGAGGAATTAAGTTATTAATAAACTGTGCAATAGGGTTAATTGTATCAGCATCAGTGTTACCGAATATAGAGTTATTATTAACAGTTAAATCTCTTTCAACTGTGGCATTTTGATCAACAAACAGATCTCCCGTCACCCTAGTTTTGGGAGATTGTAAAATAATGTTGCTATTCGGCACAAAAACTAATACATAACCGTCTAGGGCCTTAATTACATAATTTCCGGGATAATTTGATACATTAGTAAGTGACATTTATTCGATCCTCAGATGTATTTATTTTTAATGGATTCTTATTTGTACCGTGTCTATCATTGCAGAATTTTTATGAGGCCATCTTGGATGACTCATAAATCTTAAAACAATTCCGAATGAATTGTTAATAACACCTGAGTTTGATATGTTTGTTTCCCATAAGTCATTTTCGTTTCCATAAATTTTAATTGGTGCTAAATCTAAATTTGCTTTATTATCTCCAATTAATTTGTCATTGAGACACAATTGAATGGTATCATCAGTTATTCTACCGAATCTATTCATTGTAATTTTTACTTCAAAACCTGATATGTTCGACGGAATATTGATAAAATTAAATCCGGTTAACTTTAAAAAATATGTTTTTTCAACTAAATCTTTTTTTGGATCACGAGCAATGTGTAATAAGTCTCTTTGAGTTTTAACAAATTTACCGTCTAAATTTTTTAAACTATAAAAGTTGTCAATTTCAGTCCATTGAACATGAGAGGTTTCACTATCTTCTTCGGAATATTGAATGATGTTTGTAGGTAAAGCCCAATTTGATGTCATACTACTATTTACCTGTATAAAAAAATAGGGGGCGAGCCCCCTATTAATTTAGATTTAACTAGACATCAATGATTGTCAACTAAGACATCAGTACTGTTTGCTGCATCTAAATTCCATCCAACAGAAGCACCGCTGTTAAAGACAAAACTTCCACTGGCTGTAGATTGAACAACTACGGCTCTGCGGGCAGTTAATTTTTTAACCCAATAAGTACTTCCATTTCCATCTGTTGCAAGAATATTCATCTGACCTGCAACTAGTTGATCTGTATTAGTACTGACTAATCTTGCTACACCTGTACCATTTGCTGTTTGAACACGGTATTTTTTACTTGCTACCTGTTCGTCGATGTCTGCAACTAATGCAGAACCGCCTGTTAAAAATGCAGTAGCACGAATAACGTTGCTTACGCTAGTTGTTAATGTAGCAGTTGCACTTCCAATAACACTCATACTAGTTCCAGTAAACGAAACTGATGGTACTGTTAGGTATCCAGATCCTGCAGAATCTACTGTTACGCTTGTTACTGTGTTTCCAGTTTTTACAGCAGTACCAGCAGCAGTTGTTCCGCCCGGCAAGTTCGGTGCACTGAAAACAACGGTAACTGTTAATGTAGATTCAGGGTTTGTTCCAAGTGTAACTAAACTAACACCTTCACCACCTGTACCTGTTCCTTTAGGTACTCCGAAATATTTTGATTTAATAGGACGTCCCATTTGTTTTTCTCCTTATATTTGGCGTTCTAGGCCATACGCGGTTGGACCTCCGCATAATACTCTAGACTCTGTATTTAATAAAAAACCCGCCGAAGCGGGTTTTGATGGTGTAAAAATCAAGTAGTTGATTACTTGAAACTTACGTTTGCACTTGTGATTGCAACCTTACCTAAGTAATCAGCAGCGTTACCTAGAGAAGATGCTGTGTTTGTTAACTCAACATATCCGTAACGTGTTAGGAAGCCAACTACTGGCTCGAATGTTGCTGGATCTAGAACAACACCAGAACTCATTAGAGGAATATATGGGCAATAGAACGCAGCAGCGTCTGCTTCGCTAGAACCCTTATAACCAACAAGAATTTGGTTGTTGTCGTTTGTGTCGCTCATGTATGCATCAACATAAACACGCATTGCACCATTTAGAGTACCAACGAACTTGGTGTTTGTTGGAGCCTCGAATGTGCCTTCTGTTGTACGTGCAAATGCACTGGTTGTTGCGCTCTGTAGAATTGTTAGAGCCTGGTTAGAAACAACTGCCCAGTTAGCAGAACCACGACGTGTTCTTTGAGCAATTAAGTTACTTACACGGTTGATTTGAATTGCTAGAGCAGCATGTTCGTCACCAACGAATGTAGCAGTACCAGAAACTAAAGCCTGGTCGTATGTTTCTTCAACACTTGCTAGAGCACGTAGATTTGTTAAAATCTCTTGGTCAATTTCAGCAGTAATTTCTTGTGCTAGAGCAGCCATAATTTCTGCTTCGATATCAATACCTTGTTGTGCTTGTGCATCTTGTGCAGCCTCAAAGGTCCAGCGTGCGCTTAGTTTACGAGACTTAGCTTCGACTGGTGTCTTTAAGATTTGAATGCTCATACGCTTACCTGGTGTACCTTCTAGAGCGGCAGTTGTTGCTGCGCCGCCTGCAGAAGCGTTATTTCCAGAATATGCTTGAGCAATCTTGAATGGGCTTAGTGCTTCTTCACCTGCTGTTACAACATCACCAGAACCAACACCGTCAGCATAACGAACACGTAGAGTGTGGATCTGTGCAACAGGTCCTGTCATTGGCTGAACGCCAATGATTTCGTTAGCAATAACTGTTGGCATAACACGACGAATAACTGGAAGAATGACACGATTTAGTGTAGCAATATTTCCAGCACTTGTTGCACCTGCTGTTGCAGACTCTGCTAAGTAACGACGTGTGTTTTCTAGGCAAACGCCCATAGAAGCTTTACGGTTACCTTGTAGGCCTTCAAGCAGAGCTTCTTTGGTCTCTGACCATCTTTCATTTAAAAGTTTTGACATTTAAGTCTTCTCCTTGAATTTATTTTGATAGACCCGCCAATTTGCGGATATCTACAATGTTATCTAAGCCTACCTCGGGCTTCACTTCACGGTTGCCTGTTACAGCAGTCCCTTCTGTTAAAGTAGTTTTCTTTTCTACTTTTGTTTTTGCGCCTTCCATTACTGCGGGTAGGTATTTGTCGAATGCAGAACGTAGTTTTGGTGTTTGAACACTTTCTAACAATTCTTGCATTACCCCTCTTTTTTCACCACTAAGTGGTGACATTAATTCGGCCATTAATTGTTTGCGCTCCATTAGATCTTTAGTAACGCGAATTTCACGTTGTGCAGATTCTACTAAAGTCGACTTTTCTTCAACAGCCTGTTTTGCTTCTGCTAGTTCTTGTTCTTTCTTTTGAATAATCTTTAACAATTTGCTTGTTTCAGATTTTTCATTTAAGTAAGAACCGGCATACTCCTGTGCAAATGCTTCATAAATTCTTCTTCCAAAATCATTGTTACGAGCACTGTCAATATCTTCCTTAAGCTGAGTAATTTCAGCAGTAAGTTTCTTAGTCACAGCCTCTTCAACAACTTTTGCGGAACGTTTAATGAATGCAGTTTTGAGTTCTTCAAATTTAGATTTCGCTTCACGAATAAGTTTAACTTTTGTTTCTGCTAAATCTTGTTTATCGACCGCAAATTCTTTAATTTCTTTAGCAAGTGCGTGTACAATAAACTGTTCTAATTTTTCAAAATTTTCACCTACCTTACGGCGATCATTTTGAAATTCTACTACTTCTTTACCGAGTTGTTTGATTACAAATCCTTCTAGCTTTTTAGCATTCTCATTCATCTTTGAAAGATATGCTGATTTTGCTTCTGCTAGAGCCTTTTTGTCTTCATGCAATTCGGCCATTTCTGCGGCCAATCTGTCGCTTAACATTTTGTCGATTGCTTCAACCATAATGTGTTTATCATGATTGTACTTCTGAGCAAATTCTTCACGAAGTTCAGCGGTTACTTGGTCGCGATTCTCTTGTAATTTTTGGGCAAGAGCAGTTTCTAACTCAGACTTAACGTCTTCGTTAATTAACCCACTTTCAACCAATTTTTTGAATGCGTCCAACATTTATATTTCTCCTCGGGCTTATTTTAGACCTTTAATAATATTAAGGAGTGATTCCTTAAGATATTTTTGGGCCTTTGGATCTTCTTTTACTTCTGTAGCAACTCTAAATGCTTTATTTCCTCCCCTAGTGTTCATCAAATGCTCATAAACAGGAGTCGGATAAGCACCTGGGGCGCTAGGTTGTGCAACTATATCCACAGTAATAATTTCAAAGTCAGATACTTTGCCAGTCATATCGTCAACGTTGCCGCTGCCTCTACTACTGACGCCAAGTTTTACACCACTTTCAAGCATTGTGCGAATAAGGTTGCCCATTGGGGTTGGTAAGATTTTAAACTTACCGTATCCATTAGGACCGTCCATCCACATGTTCATAATCATGTGACTAACACGGTCTAAATTAACTTTAAGATCATCTGGATGATCTACTTCTCCAAGAACACTATAACCACTTTCGATCTGTTGATTTAAAGTTTTAACTGCACGTTCAATTTCGTCAACAGGATATACTCGTTGATTAGCATTTCGAATACCTCCTTGGATAGCAATACCTTTTAAATAAAGATTTTTGCCATCTTTGTCGTCCGACTCCATTATGATACCGGACTGATCAAAACTTAAATGTTCTTTTAAATATGCAAATTTCATCCAGGTTCTCTAATTACTTGCTATATGGCTTTAAGAATTGCTTGCTTGTTGCAGGATCAATGCTAGTTTGACCGGCTTTGTCGCCTGTTCCGGAACCTACTGGACCTGGACCTGCGCCCTTCCTCTCGGCACCGTGTCCACCTGCGACTTTGCTTAGGTTTTTAACACCCATTTTTCCGCCAGGAACATTTCCTTGTCCTTTGTCAAACTTTTCACCGGATGCTTTTACAACACCATGATTAACTTTGCCAGGACTTGTTCCAGTATTACTTTGTCCTTCAACTCCACCTTGAACTAGGTTTCCTGCATTAACACCTGCAGGACCTGGTTTGTTTTTACCGGATGCAATTGGGCTACGGCCTTCTACTGGAGCACCATCTTTATCACCTGTTCCTGCTCCGACATATTGACCTTGGCTTTTCATGGAATTTTTGTCCCAATCATTACCAACTTTTTCAACATATTCACGGGTCATGCGTTTGCCTTCAGCAAACCCCATTTTTAGATCTTCTGGCTTATCGTCACCGGGCATTGCGTCGCCCATGTCACCCATGTCATCCATGCTGCCCATTTCTCCACCTTTTGCCATTTCTAATTCAGCAAAGGCTGCTTCTAGTTCAGCAATAGCATCTTTAATTCCTGACATGGCATCTTCTTCAGAACCAGGTTCGTCAGCAGAAATTTCTTTTTCAAAATCGCCAGTTTTTTCTAATCCAGAAGGTTCTACGTCGTCGTCTCCTTCGTCCATGTCGTAAGCATCTTCAAATTCGGCGTCGTCCATTCCTTCTTCGACATCATCTTCGGCAGATTCTTCGACATCGTCTTCCATTCCTTCTTCGACATCATCTTCGGCAGATTCTTCGACATCGTCTTCCATTCCTTCTTCGACATCGTCGTCCGTCATACCTTCTTCAACGTCGTCTTCTGCTTCTTCAGCAATTAAATTTTCGTAAATTTCTCTAG